GTTTGTAGAGAACGCTGCGAGAAAGGCCCTGTCCCTAACGGGATGGGGCCTCTTTTTTGTTGCCTAAATACTGTCAGGATTATCTATCGGGCAAGGAGCTTTCAAAAGATTGCCACAGTTAGCACATTCCACATCAAGGGCATACCAAGCTATCTCATAGTTATCGAACTGAACGAAGGTACTAAAGACGCTACAGCCACAGACACATTGGTGTGTCGGGCCTATAGCCCGTAAGTCAGAGGCCTGGATAGGTGGTAGGCTGTGTCTGTTTTTCAACAGCCTGAGTAGACGGAGCCGCACTGACTGCCCCTCACTTCCTATGGCCCGTGAGGGCCGCTTTCCGTAATTCGCCTACGGCTCATATTGTAATCCGATAGGTGTGTCGGACTGGTACGACACGCCGTAGGTAGGAGTATGATTAAGGAATGACAACATTGGTAGGTGTGCAACTCGAAGATCGAGTTGTGATGGCAGCAGATAGTCAGATTACTGAAGATAACTTGAGGACCGTTAGTACTTCGACTCCGAAAATAATTCACGTCGGTAAGTATCTGCTAGGCATTACGGGCGATACTCGACCTGGTGACATCCTTACCTATAACTGGAAACCGCCTGTCTATAAGGGAGCTGACCCGATACAGTGGATGGGTACCAAGATTATGCCGTCGATACTCACGGCATTCAAAGAGAATGGATATGAACCTTATGACGCGACCAAAGAAAAAGAAGCAGGGTTCGACTACCTTGTATCGTTTGATGGCAACCTCTTCCATATTGCGACGGACCTTTCTTTCATCCAATCAGACTCCGCGATTTACGGACTTGGTAGCGGTGGTCAGTTTGCTCTTGGTTATCTTTATGATCGCTTGGGCCGCCTTACTCTCGGCAATATAGAAAGACACGCCGAACGTGCCGTTCAGATTGCGTCGATGCTTGACATCAATACCTGTCCTCCGATTCAATTAGCTACTCAAAGACGGGAGATATCGTGAGACACGATTGGTCAAGCTGGACGATTTACTTGAATGCAAATCGTTCATATAACTGGGGTATTGGTGTGAACTATTACCACGAATACAACTATGTGCCAACAGAATTACTGGCTAGGATTTTTCAGATTGATTTGTTATTCTTCAACATTACAATTACTCGATGGGAAAGCAGAGGCTGGAGTAAGTAAATGGATATCAAAGAACTTTTAGTCAAAGCTCTCCACGAGAAGGAGAACAAGCGTGGTCGTTCCACGCAGGTACAGATAGGTCCATCAGAGCTTGGTGGCTGTCGACGTAAGGTTTGGTATCGGTTGAATGATCAACCAGAAACCAATGACAACGAGATAAAACTCGCAGCGATTATGGGTACTGCTATCCACGCTGCAATAGAGAACGCACTTGCAGACAATCAAGATGTCCTTCTGGAGAAGACCGTTGAGTTTGACGGTATGAAGGCACACGTTGATTGCTTCATTCCTGGGACAGGGGATGTCGTTGACTGGAAGACTGTGAAGACTAAGAATCTTTCTTACTTCCCATCAGAACAGCAACGCTGGCAAGTACAGGTCTATGGCTACCTGATTGACAAGTCTGGCTTGGGGAAGGTCCAGAACGTCAACCTTGTAGCCATACCTCGTGATGGGGATGAGCGTGACATCCTAGTTCACTCTGAACCCTATAACGAAGCCATCGCACTAGAGGCGTTGAAGTGGCTCGCAGACATTCGGACGCTTCCAGAAGCTCCCGCGCCTGAAAAGCACGAGAGTTACTGCAAGTTTTACTGCAAGTTCTACGATGCCTCTGGTGAGATGGGATGCGTTGGTATAAAAAAAGAACATACAAAAACTGAATTACCGCTAATAGATTCCCTTGGCGCATCATTAGATGCGATGCACTATTCGCAGGTAGATGAAGAGATAAAGGCTTTAGAAAACAAGAAGGCCGAACTTCGTGAGAAGTTACTCGGCGTAACTGGAGTTACTACAACTGGCTATGAGATCAGATGGTCTACTGCCCAGAGTAATACGGTAGATAAAGAAGCTGTCGAAAAGGCACTTGGTTATGTACCGACAAAGCAAGGCAAGGAAAGCACAAGGCTTTCCATCAAGAAAACTGGAGGAAACTAAATGGCTGCACCAGATTCAACCAAGTTCCAAGTCAACTATAAGTTGGCAGATGGAACACTTATCAATCTTTACGCATCAGATGTGCGTGAACTAGAGACAGGTCTAACGGATCTATCAATGGTATCTGCTTTGATTACATCAACTGCTGATTCCTTTCGAGGCTCTACGCCTGCTCCTGCCGTTCACAATCCTGCACCAGCACTAGCTGCGGTGCCATCTCTAGCACCTGCTGCGCAGGGCAATGTATGTAAGCACGGACCAATGGCATACCGCGAGGGTGTCGGGGCTAAGGGACCTTGGAAGGGCTATATGTGTGGCGCACCAAAGGGTGCGGCTGACAAGTGCCAAACTATCTGGGTTCGATGAACCTATGCGAGAGCCTCGTCAATACGAGAGCCCTCTCTGTGCGCAAACTGGAGCAGGAGATTATTGGTTTCCTGAACCAGGACAAGGAACTATTACAGAAACCGTTCTCGCTCGAAGTATATGTAACCAATGTGTGCATAAAATTGAGTGTGCAGAATGGGCAATCAAGTATGAGCATCACGGAATCTGGGGCGGTCTTACGGAAAGAGAACGCAAACAGATAAGAAGAAAAAGAAGAATAACAGTAGGACGGGAGCAAGATGCTTAGGTTAGACCGCGCTTGGAAGACTGTGCAATCAACAGCACAGCCACTTCCTACTGTGTGGAAAGACCTTGAGAGTAAAGAGATAAAGTTTCGGCGCGGTCAAGTGTGTATGGTTGCCGCTGCACCTAACGCTGGAAAGTCTATGTTCGCTCTCGTATATGCAATCAAGGCCAAAGTACCTACTTTATTCTTCTCCGCAGATACTGATACTGCAACTGTAATGCTCCGTGCTTCAGCGCACGTAGCTGGTCATACTCAGCAGACAGTAGAGAATCAGATCAATATAAACCCTGATGCCTACGAAGAGAGTCTGCAAGAAATATCGCACATTCAATGGGTCTTTGATGCCTCGCCTAACCTCGATGATATCGAGGATGAAATCAAGGCATACATAGAACTCTATGGCATACCACCACAACTGATTGTCATAGATAACCTGATGAATGTTGTTGCTGAATCTGATAATGAATGGGCAGGACTGCGCCAGATAATGGTGGAGTTGCACGATATGGCACGCAAGACTGATGCCTGCGTGATGGTACTGCACCACGTATCAGAACAGACTGAGTACGGATCTATGATGGAGCCACCACACCGAAGGTCTATCCAAGGTAAGGTGTCTCAACTACCAGCTCTGATACTCACGCTAGGTTACAACCCCTTTGAGCATACGCTTCGGGTTGCAGCCGTCAAGAATCGCTTCGGTAAACACTCAGTAGATGGCAAGGATTGGGCAGGTTTATTCGTAAACTTTGCCACCTGTCAGATTGGTGATAGCGATGCGATAGGCAGAATGATTTACAACTCCAACTTATCGAGGGTGGTATGAGTTCGTATAACAAGCAAAAGGGTTCCAAGTTTGAGACAGATGTGATGAAGTATCTGCGCAAACTAGGACACTTTGCTGAACGACTTGCCAAGGCGGGAGCCAACGACGAGGGTGATATCGTCACCATCATCGCAGGTCAGACCTATATTCTGGAGTGTAAGAATCGCAAGTCAATCAACCTTCCGCAGTTCTGGGCAGAAGCTCAGACTGAGGCAGCCAACTATGCGAAGGCTAGGGAACTACCCGTCAATCCTTTAGCCTTCGTCATAGTCAAGCGCAGACAACACGGAGTAGAGAAGGCTTGGGTAATCCAAGACCTAGACCAATGGTTAGAAGACAGGAGTAAGTAATGCCAGTACCTAATGGACAGATAACAAGTAGCAACATCTGGAAAGTAGAAGATGTACAACTACCAGAAGAACCGACAGAAGTAGAAGAGAAGGAAGAAGAGGCAGAAGCAGATGATCTGTCCTAACTGCAAGTGGGCAGGTCACCATAACACCATCGGTAAGCCTGACCTAGCTATAGATTTCCACGAGAAGTGTGAAGGAGATTGCGGATGCCAGCACAAGACTGGACCAGGGTGGTTCGTAAGAAGAGGGGCAAAGATTCCTCCGATGCAAACGCAGTCTCCATAGCAGAGGTCGTTAGACACTTTGGAGGGGAAGTAAAAGAGGGACGTAACGTCTCGGTGCGGTGTTGTATGCACGATGACTCACGCAAGAGCGCAGTCATAGATACATATAACAACCTGTACTTCTGCCACACCTGCGGTAAGGGTGGCAATGCAATCAATGTGATTATGGAACTAGAGAATGTGGGGTTCAAGGATGCTCTCGCAAGGGCAGGAGAAATTGTTACAGGAGGCGGCCCATCGTTACGCGGAGGCAATAAGCGACGAGGCGCTAGCCTACCTCGCAGGACGTGGAATATCTGAAGAGACTGCCGCCCGATACAGGCTTGGCACTATCACAGATCCGATAGAGGGACACCAAGGGTATGAAGGATGGATTTCAATACCCTACTTCACAGCTTTAGATATGTGTGTAGGTTTCAAGTTCCGCAGACTTGATGATGGTAAGCCTAAGTATGGCTCACCTATCGGACAGAAGACTCACCTGTTCAATGTGACAGCAACTATGTCACCAACAAAGAACATCGTTATCTGTGAGGGTGAGTTCGATGCAATCATTATGGATGCAGCAGTAGGTATACCAGCAGTAGGTATCCCTGGTGTAGCTGCGTGGAAACCT